CTGATACACCTGCTTGTCCGTGCCCTCGACTGTGCGGGCATCCACGACTTTTGTTGTCCAAAAACCACGCTTGCTGTTGAACGTCTCGTAGAAGTACCCCGTGTTGCGGCGTGGGTTGCTAAACGCCATCCAGAAACGATTGGGCGTGTTCTCAGTAAAGAAACCCGCCGTCACAGCCCAAATGCTGTCGTCAATACCAGACGCCTCGTCAAACACCACCAGCACACCGTCAAAGTTGTGGACACCCGCGTAAGCGTCGGGATTCTCCGCTGACCACAGCCGTCCCTCAACGCCCCAGTAGCGTGTGCCCTTCTTGAGATCACGCTCGACCAGTTCGGTGAGCCATTTGGCTGGCATCAGACGGGTTGCCGACACCTCAAACCAATGGCTGTTCAATGACATTGCCAGCCACTTGGTAATCTCGGCCCATGTGACAGAGCGCAGTTGAGACTCACTGTTGGCTGAGATGATGGTCGTCGAGCCAATCCTTGTGGACAGCATCCAAATCGTGATCCATGAGACTAGCGCCGACTTACCAATACCACGGCCAGACGAAACCGCGTGCCGTAGGGTGTCAAAGTCGATTTTTCCGCTATTAGATTTAATGTGCGCGGCGATGTCGGTCAGCACCTCACGCTGCCATTTGCGTGGGCCTTTGAAATGCTCCAGTGGCGTGCCAGGTTGCCCCCAAGGAAACGCAAACATGACAAACGCCAGTGGGTTGTCCTTGATTGCTGGCGCCCATAGGCGCGCCATGAGTTCCTGTTCGTCTTCAGCGCTGTATATGGTCGATTGCATGCGTGGGTGTCTCAATAATAGTAGCGTCCTCGACGTCCAACGCCAAAGTACGCTTCTGCGCTTCGGCCAGTGCGCCTGTGATGGATATGCGCTGGTCAACTTCGACAGATATGGCCTGCTTGGCCACCCAGCCGTGTTGATGTTTGAGTATTTCTAAGGCTGACTTAGCGTCGCCTTGTAGGGCAGCGGATCGAAGGACGTTGGCCATCTCTATCTCAGCGTCTGCCTTGCCCTTTTGCGCGGCCATCTCTACCACGGGGTCAAGTTGCGTGAGTTGTCGGTATTCGGTGGGCAACATGCCTGCGGCGAGTGCGAGGGCGTCGCCTTTAAGGCCAAGTTTGGCTGCGTCATACACCGCCTTCAAACGCGACTCTGTCGCTTCGACCTTGCGCGGTGTAAATGGGATTGAATAGAACATAGGCTCTCCATGCGGTGCACGTGGCTGGGATTGTATGCCGTTTTTCAAAAAATAAAAAATCAAAAAACTTAGGCCTTAAGGCAAATTTCTATAAAAAATAAAATTGTTTGCGGACGCTACGTTTTTGCTTGGCCCTTGCCGTCGGCCCTACCCCCTCCCCCTTCGACCAAAAATCCCTTACGCCATCAGGGTCTTATGCCCGCATGGACATTGTGGACAATGTGGACAACGACTTGCAAGTCGCATACCCCAACTAGTATGAGTGTGGGCTATACCCCTACCAGTAGGAGTGTGGACAATGTGGACAATGTGATTTTTGGTTGTCCAACTTGTCCACAAGTTATGCACAGGCTGTGGATAACAAACCCCGAGGGGTATAAGTTATGCACAGGTTTTGGTCTTATATAAGACTTCAAACTGTGGATAACCAGCACTTGTGGTGTGGACAACTTTCGCCAAGGGGTTAGTGTGCAAAACGCAAAAAACGGCTTAAAACGCGTTTAAATGCGTTTCTTTTGTTCCGGCTTTTTCTTTGCGTGGGAATTCCCTGCGCGGGGATTTGTGGACAATGTGGACATGTGGACCATCGATTTAAAATCGCTAGACCCCCCTTTGCCTATTTTTTAAGCACCTGTACATATATACAGTATTTCTTAAACTTTAGTTTTTATATCTACATTGTCCACATTGTCCACACTCTGTCAGACCCCGCATGAATAGGGCGTTTGCGTGTGGACAATACAGTGGTTTTTTTATTACCCACACACTTGTCCACCTTGTCCACAAATTGCCTATTTTTTAAGCAACATTATGCAATTTGTGCATAACGCATATTTTTTGCAAAAAGCGTCTAGAAGTGTACGGAAATCGCTTACATTAGTGCATCGACACAAAAACAGTCGATAAAACCTCAAGTAAACGAAAGGCTAAACATGAACCCCTCAGATTTTCGGACTATTTTAGAGATTGCTCGTGTGGCGTTACAGCACAAAGTCAGTGGTGACATTGTCGCCCGTGAGTTAGATTTAAGTGATGAAGAACTTGACCGCATTTTTTCAATCATTGAGGACGCACGATGAACAAACAACAGTACAAAGCCTACCGCAGAAGCATGCGCGACAACGGCACCAATTACACCATTGAACACGCGCCCAAGCATGACGGGTGGACTTTGGCGCGTCTGGACATCTTGGCGAACACGCCCGATCTGCTCGAATGGCGCGTTCGTTGGTTGGGTAATCCCGACACCAACGCTAAAAACATCATCAAACTGACCTCACCACTTTTATAAGGAGAACACTATGGACAAATTTTCTAAACTCGCCGTCACATGCCGCGAAATGGCTCGCGAGTGTTACAGCAACTGGGAGGTTTTGGAGTTTGTAACCTCTGAGGGCGTCGAGTACTCCGACGCGGTCTATCTCGTCACCCGCGCCCTCAAACTGGACGATGAGGAGGTCTTCGAGATGGAAGACCGTTACATCGACTGCGTTTAAGGAGAACACCATGGACAAACACACCCTTTACGACATCGCCTGTGCCGTGTGCATCGGCCTTCTTTTAACCGTGGGCGCCCTCGCCTATTTCGACATCCTTTGGAGTTAACCATGTACCAAACCATTGACACTGCATCCGGTTTCCGTGACGAGTTCCGCGCCTGTGGGCGTGCTGACCAGTTTTCTTATGAAGCCCTCGGGCTTTTGTTTGACTACCTTGAGGCATACGAAATGGACACAGGCGAGGAGATCGAATTAGATGTTGTCTCGATCTGTTGCGACTACACCGAGGACAGCCCTGAGAACATCCGCGACCAGTACGGCATCGACACCGAGGGCATGGACGAGGACGAAGCCATCGAGGAGGTCATTGCCACACTCGAAGCTAATGGTGCCTATGTGGGCAAAACATCAACTGGCACGCTTGTATATAGGAATTATTGAACCATGAACCCCGAAAAGAAACGCGAGTTCACACCCTATGTTTTTGGGGTTTCGTATGCCGAGGCGAACCCTTGGACAATGGATAACTACGAAATAGAAGAGATCGCCTCAACTTTCTACACGCGAGGCTCTAAGCCTTACAAATTTTTCATCGAAGGCTTCACTAAAGTTATGGAGAGATCATGCAAGACATAAACGAACAACTAGCAATCGTGTGGGCGGCTTTGGAGGCTTACCGAGCCGACCTCATACCCGAGGGCGACCCAGATTACGACGAACAATGGAACGACATCTGCACCGCGATGGCAGTCATTGAGGAGGATTTGAAAGCATGACCACACACTACGACCGCACTCGCGTTACCTTTCACAGGGGCAATGCTTTCTCGCCCGAGGGTATAGCGCCCGAACCATTCGCCACGCTCATAGTTAACGACCTGATTGAGCGCGACCTCATCGACCTCATTTGTGGTCTTGTTCGCACGCATGTGAACGAGACGCACATGGACTTTTGCAACATTAAATTAACCACTGAAGATTGGGATGTATAACATGATTGATTTAACCAAACTACCCGCAGACGATGCCGAGCGCATCGCATACGCTGAGGGCTTTACAGGTGTAGGCGAACTATTCGCACGCATTAGCGACTTAGAACACACCCTGCACATGATGGAAGAACAAAATGAGCCTAAATTAGCCGTTTTGGATTGGCTTATAAGAGAATACGAGGAAGGGGACGGAACCATCCCAGACGGGCTTTACATGGCGGCACGCAAAGCCATACGCGGACAGTTATCGTTATGACCGCAAAGGCTCTCAGATGGTCTTATTAGTTTCGCTTATACTGGCAGGGCTGTTGGTCGTTCTCCTCGACCTTTAGCAGTTGCCTTACCTCACAAGCCCCCATCATTGGGGGCTTTTTTTTATGTATATGGGTGTTTTCTCGCCCACATACGCGCCCAAGATGTTGAATTCAAAGTACTCAACAGCCTCGTCCTCGGTCATGTCACGCGACAAAATTTCGATGATCTTGTCGATGTCATACGCCACCACGCCCGCGCGTTCCTCCACGCCAATGATCGCCTTATCAAAGCCATCAGCAAACAGCAAGCCCTCGTAATCTAAGTCTTCACGATTCATTTGACTAACCTCACAGACTGGGGTGTTGGAACATCCTCGACAAGGCGACGCAGTTCAGACTTGCTTACATCACGCAATTCAGGCGCGCAGAAAATGTGTTTCTTGGTGTCGTATTCACGCGACTTGAGGCGACCCATGTCCACCCATCCCGCCTCTTTGAGCGCGTGCAACAAGGCGGGTTGTGGCACTTTCACGCCACTAGGGGCTGCCCCTGCAAGGCGATCACACAGCGCATGGAAGGGGGACGCCACCACACCCTTGGAAAACTCACCCAAACGCCCGCGCATGAGTTCGACAAGGTAACTTTCTGCCATGCTCATGCCATGCTCGACAAGATTCATCTTAAATTCGGTCATCATGGGGGCGGCACCTGCGTTAAACGCAGACACATCACGCGATGCAAGCCAGCCACCGATCGCGGCAAAGCCCCCCGACCTGTACCACTTCCACATCTTTTCAGCGGCAGAAGGCGACATACGAGGTGCGTGCGACCACACGCAAAACCACCTACGATCTTGCGAGTCCAAACTAATCGGCACAGGGTCATTCGAGAACGCCAACACGAACACGCGGTTTGCCATCTGGTAAGGGTGCAGACCCTTGCGGTTAACTGTCAGCATCTCAGGCGGGGCGGCAATGATTGGCTTGAGTTTGTTAGCCAAGGCTCTACGCTCTTTCGCGTCAGGCTCTTTGAGTTCGTTCAAGATTAAGATTTCAGACTCAAGGGCGTAGCCAAACTGAGACGACATGGTGTCGTTGTCCAAGAGACCACGATTCTTAAGGTGTTCACCACAAACTGCCCAAATGAAGGGTGCCCACATAGTGTCCTTGCCCGAGCCTTGGTCGCCACCATGAAGGACAGCGTGATTGATCTTAATTTCAGGGTGTTGCACCTTGAACGCCATCACATTAAAGATATGCTCCAACTCAGCCTCGTCAGGCACAAGTGTCCTGCAATGCTCAAGCCAAGGGGTGACATCGCCAGAGCCAAACTCAGGACGCGCATCGCGCCAGCGGTTGCCATAGAGGTCGCCATCACGCGCCACAATCACAGACTCGCCTGCGGCATAAGTAATGCCGACAAGCGCCTTCGCGCCATGCTTTTGACGATTCTCGTCAAAGCAAACTGACGCTTCGATCTTGGGATGTTTGCCGTGGATTGAGTTGCAGGCGATGTGACGGAACAGCGCGTTGAATGTGCTTCTACTCACTTCCCTGCGGTCTTGCATATCAAAGTAAGATTCATCATCTTGAATGTACGCAAAGCGCTCATACCACTGCGTCTTCTCAATACGCCCGAGTTCCTTACGCTCAACCTCAGCGATTACAGCGGCAGCAGCGTCGGGGAACGCCTCAGTAGGGCTGATCTTTGACAGCGCGTTGTCCATCGCCAAGGCGAGTAACTCATCGCGCAAACCAGGCGCATGCTTGGGGCCGCCATTGTCAGATACCCACTCAAGAAATTTATTAGAGTCAAAATCAATGCAATGGCTGTGCAGGCATCGATAGGCGCGATTGGCGGGCATGTAACGGC